GGGATTAGCAGCGCTAAGTGGTCGATAAGACTCGGTTCGTTTTCGATCAAGAAAACGTTACCGTCCTTCTTGAACTTCGTTCCCGATGGAACGCCGATGAAACACACACCGGGAGACGTGGACATGTCCTCGGTCTCCAATAGCCGCGCGGCTGGGGCGTCTAAAATCTTTGCGATTCCCCACACCTCGTCAGCCTTGAAGTAAGGGACAAAGATCATTCCAACAATACGTTCGCGAAATTCCTTCGTATTGAGCATGTTCCCTTCGGGGTGCTCGAACACCACCGGCAGTCCGTTGCAACGCTCCAAGAATTCAGGCGTCATGTACATCGACGGATCGCGCCACACGAACTCTTTGTGCTGCGAGCGGTAGGCGGCACCGGTGCCCGTAATTCGCAATGCCACGAGCAATAGATTGCCGTAACGCTGCGGGCTGGTTAAGTCGCCGGCAACGATCGCTTTCGCGATATCCAATTCGTCCATGCCGAAACGGCGTAGGGCAATGTTGACGCCCGGATGCAGTTGCGCGGCGCCCAGCGCGAACGAACGATCGACCCATTGGAATTGATCGTGTTCCCCGTTTAGCGTCGGCGTGAACTCTTCGCAGCGAGATAGGAACGTGGTGAAATCGACGTCATTACAAACGCGGCGCGTCCATAGCGTCAACTCGCCAGAATCTTCGAGGCCGGTTTCTTCCGTAACCTCGCGGCGCGCGGCAGCCTCAGCATCTTCGCCGTCTTCAAGTCCGCCGCCGGGGAATGCCCAAACGTCAGGGGAATTGGGCGCGTCGCCTTCGTCGCTTTGCTTGTGCGCGACGCGATGCATCAGCAGCACTTTGTCATCAGCGGTACAAAATAAAACGCCAGCCGCTTTCATGCTGCACGCTCTTCCTTAATCTCTTCGATCGCGAACACCTTGCACGTTTCATTCGGCTCATTCGCTGCCGAATTGCGCGCGATGATGGCCGCGTTCTCGATGTGCGCAGCTTCGATCACGACGTTGACCTTGTATAAATACGTCACCTGGAACTTCATACAACCGCGTCAAGCCTTTCAACAGAATTCAACGCGCTTCTTCTCGCGATGCGCAGCCAAGTCGACGACATCATCAGTCATATTCGGCACCTTGCGGTCGATCCAGTCCGCTGCGCTACGCTCGGCCGCGCATACGCGCACATCTGATTCGGGTACTTTTTCGGGTTCAGAACCATGTCGAGTTGCGATCCAAGATCCGCGAATTTATCCCCGCCGCTGTGTGAGCCAAAATGATTGGCTGATTGAATTAGGGCGCTGCCTCGTTCCATCAGCGCCACGATCTGCTCAGCCAAGACACGGGGGACTTTGACCGTGCGGACCTTTTCGATCTTCGGTTGTTTCAACTTCGTCATGGTCAGTCCCTCCGTAGGACAGTGCGTTCATCGAATTCGGCAAAACGTTGTCTCCATAAATCGATCGTGGTTGAACGATTCGTGTGCTTATTACGCAGCGCGTCAATGCAGCCCCTGAATTGCTCGGCCTCTCTGTCCGTCAGCATCCGAATGTTGTGACCCGCGTAGAGTAGCCGGTGCGGTGCATCCGCATACTTTGCCGCGCTTCCAATACGCTTGCGCATCAGTCGATCACTTGGAAGCGCACCGATGCCCCATCGTCGATTGTTCCAGCAGCACGGTCAGGTCCTCCAGGTCCAGGATCGCGAACCAGCGGCCATAGATTTCGATGCAGTACGTCTGCCCTGGACACAGGACGGTAAGCCTTTCAGCGAGTTCATGGCCTACCGTAATCGGGTGCGGCGCACGGTCGATGGGCGGCGGCTTGCACAGGTCGTTGACGTTCAATGGCATGTCGGATACCACTGATCGACCGGCGTCACTTCTCCGCAGCATGCGCACGTCACGAGGCCGACGGGCAAGAACATCGTCATTGCCTCGCAGTGCGGACAGGTCGCCAGTGTGGTCCAAGGCACCAGCGTTTTCGCCGGTCCCCAATGGGGTTGATAGACCAACTCGCAATCCCACGTAATGGGGATGATCGTCATTGGCGTTTCTTACGCTTGCGCGGCTTACGCTTTGTTATCTTTTCAACTGGGCTGTTCCGCAGTATCCGTGCTGCCGCTTCAGTTGCATCTAGCGCCGAGACATCATCGGGGACGGATGGCGTACCGACATCAGCGTCAATAGCATCGGTCTTGCAGTACGCCCAGACGGCAAAGAATATGAGAATCGCGATGATGAAAAGAACTTCAACCACTGACACTCTCCAGTCTGCGCAGTTTGGACTTTGCTTCGAGCAGCGATTCTTTACCTTTCGACGTCAGCATCTCGCGCGGTAAATCTTGCAGCGCATACACGAATCGCATCGAGCAAGAGCAGTACGGCAATTCGCCTACGCGCTCCACATCATCGATGAAACCATTTGAGCGATCCGGCTTAACCAATCCGTCCTTGTGCGCCCAACTGCCACGCAGCAGGAAATACTTACCATCGCGCGCCACATGTTCAGGACGTGGCGTGTAACCGGGGAATGACCTGATGTGATGCCACTGTCCAGCAATTGCGCCGCCATCTGTCGCCACAATGTCATTCACTGCGGCAACCAGCTTATGGCCCTGATCGATAATTACGCGGCGTTCCTCGAAGGGTAATCCTGCGATGCCCTTGCGCACAGTTTTCTTAATCGCCCTGCGATCGGCAACCGCAGTACCGCCAGGCGGCACGCTCGATGCCCATCCGGCGAAACGCTGCAACGTGCGAGCTATCGATGCATCGCGATTGAGCGTAATCAGATTGGCCGAGGCGAGAATGCGTCGCTGCAACTCGGCTCGAAGCTCTGGCTTCACTTGGGCGATGGTGAATCGGCTAATACCCTCATGAACCTTCATCAGCCGCGCATCGCTGACCGTGCGCTGATAGGCTTGGCCCAATGTGTCCTGCAGCACCTTGACCAACTGCGCTTGCGGGATCAGCGCCATGCGGGCTGCGCGAGCGATTAGGTCGAGCCACTTGTCGAGCCGCGCCTGACTATCGAAGCCGTGCTCGAGGAAATCCGCGATTGCCTCATTGACGACGCTGTAGAACTCGCCAGTGCGACCGCGAAAGGTGGGCATTAAGCAAACTTCGCCATCTTGTTCTCAGCGCCATTGGCCTCCGTCGCTGCGTCGCGCGCATCGTCGCCGGCCGTCTTCTGCTCCTCTAGGAACTCAAGCAACGCCTCGCCGTCGAGCGCGAAGGCATGCGGGAACATGCGCTTATTCTCATTGAGGTTGTCTATCGCGGTCATAATCATGGCCGCTTTATTCGCCGGATCAAGTTTGTCGAGCAACAATTGCATGAAGGCAATGATGCCTTCGAGCTTCACTTTTTCCTGTTCGCTTTGCTCGCTTTCGGGTTCGATCAGCACCGAGGGCCATGTCGCCGCAAACTCAGCGCGCCATTCTAGAAACACTTCCTTGAAGTCCCGACCTTCGTACAGGTCCGGATACTGCGCCTGGATCTGCTCGTAGAACTGCGGATTCCACGCCCGGTACATCACGATATTGTCGAACCACTGATAGGTCGGCTGCATCAGCAATCGAATGCGATCGATATAGCGCGCGATGTTTTTAGCGTCTTCAGTGCCTTCACCGAAGCCCGCGACCATCGTTTCGTTCTCGAGCAGCTTCGCCGGCATGTCGGCTGCCGTAGCGATGTTCTTGAGAATGTTGGTGCGCGCCATCGTGCCCGCGGTATCGACATGCGTCATGTCGAGGGTTTCGAGCTTATCCTTCTCGCCGATCGTGATGACGTTGCCCGTACGCCCACCTCGAATCATGGTGCGCTTCAATGCGCCGATTGCGCCCATCAGATTGTCGATGATCGACCCAGGTTGGGCGGCAGTGTGAACGATGAATCCCAACTTCTGGGCGATCATGTTGTCCGAGTCCATCGTCGCCAAAAATCCCTTAAGTGGGACAATGGCACGTTGAAAGACGGAGCGGCCAACAAAACCAAATGCCGAACGCGTGTACTCGATGAATACCGGATGCTCGTTCATCACAATATTGCAGCGCGAGGGATGGAACGTCTGTCCGCTCGTGGATACGGTGACCGGATGCTGAAAATTCGGGGTGTTCGGTATCTGCGGCAGTACCAACGAACCCGCCGTATTCAATGGATCGAGTACGTTGAAGAAAATCTTCTGTTCCCAAAGCTTCCACATGTCGAGTGGCTCGTTCGACTTCACCGCCTCATTGCCGAGGATTACCGACGCAATACCGTACACGCGCGAGAGTGAATGTAGATTGTGAATAACGCTCGTGCAGGCCAGCGCATCCCAATCCTTCTTGAACCGCTGCACGACTTCAACCGGAGCACTCTGTACGGCAATGGTGCGCTCTTGCGATTGAGCCATGCTGATGGGCGCTTCCGCCATTTTTCCGCCGAGCGGATGCCACACGAACAAAAGTTTGCACTGCTCGTAGGCAAGCGCATCGCCGGTAGCAAGATCGTCATTACCCAAAAAATCGTTTAGCGCATTGCCGAGCGATGATCCGACAACTAAGGCTTCACTCATTCCCGATCCTCACTCCCAGCACGACATACTGCCCGGTCACGTTCACCACATTCGGCGGACTCATGGTGTCGCTCACCGCAAATGTGACCTCAAACACCTCGCTACATTCGCTCGCTGACACCAACTGGTTAAGATTGGCGGGAATGGTCAACTGCGTAGTCGATGCCATGCCGTGGGGCACCCCTTGCCAGCTCTGCACCACGGTTCCTGCCGTCAGGTCATCCAAGCGCCAGCGCAAGGCTGAGGGAGTCAAGGGATTGCCCGCCGTATCGACACACGTGATCGTCACGAAAGCGACTGAGCCCGCCGTGATCGCGGTGCGCGCGGCCTGGAGCGGGATCGGTGGCAAGACGAGAACGACGGCAGAGCCGAATTGTTGCGAAACCATCGGCCCTCCATTGATCCACGCAAGATTCCGTCTATCCGCTCGGAGCAGTATGCAAGATTCTTGCGTATGATTGCGTTGATGAACCCGAGCTAGGGTAAGTGAATGATCCGCTCATGCCGCGCTCGTTTACGCGATTTCATGATATAGTTCGTGCGTCGAGACGTTCCCACTAGACGGTACTGGAGGCGACATGGCAGAAACATCACTTTTAAGGCTTGATACGGTCATCAGCCGTCGCGGGCGTTCCCGCGCACAACTTTACGTCGATATCCGACGCGGCGTGATGACCCCGCCCGTGCGGCTGGGAGAGAAATTGTCGGCGTGGCCATCGCATGAGATCGATGCTCTCAACCGTGCCGAGATCGCTGGCTCGTCGAAGGATGAGCTATGCGCTTTGGTCAAGCATCTCGTGGAGCAGCGCCGTCAGATGCGACCCGCTGCACCATGACTTTCAGCTAGTAATTGCTTCGCCCGTCGCGCTGATATCCCCAGCTCAAAAACGTCGGGAAGAGTTGCTAAAACGGCTTGAGGAAGTTGCTCAAAAAGGCGAGCAGTTCTTTTTGTAGCAGCGTAGTAGTTCACAGGTTGATACTGCGCTGTCGTTAACTCCTGCGTCAGCATCGTTGCCGTCACAAGGATACCGCCATCATTCGTCTGGGTCTCTACCTTAATTGCCCCTCGCAGCCATAGGCCGTCGACGATCACCCCGCAGATTTGTGCGCCTTTCAGTATCAATTCGATACGCGGTAAGTGATCGTTCACCATCGAACCTCCATTGGGTGTGCTAGAACCCCTCAAGATTTCCGCACGCCAGCGATATGGCGTACGTCGTCGCGTCGAGCAGGTCGACCGGATCGTTATCCTTAGACTCCATCGTGAAATACAAAATCTGCGACATCAGGTGATTCTTAGTCGAGCCCTTGTACGTCACGACCTTGCGATAGGCATGCTCGGAAATCTTCACATCGCCGGCCGCGACATAGGGGGAAGCATTGAAGGCCCGCCCCTTTTTGCCCAACGCAGTCAGTTTGCTGTTGATCGGCGTTGCCGGCCAGCGTTTGTTCTTCGCCTGCTGCAGCAGGATGACGCCTGAGTCCTTATCCTCAATGAGCGCACCCTTACTACCCAGCCGAGCTTTACACAGCCTGGCGAGCTCCTCACCGCGCGTGAACACGGTCGGCAGCCACAATTCTAAGGAAGCACCCTGAATCTGGTGATAGTCCCAGTCGAGGATGACCAGCTTCGGCACCGGGCCGTTCGGGCCGCCGTTCTTGGTGTAGGCACACCAGACCACGGCAGTGCCGTCGTGCTCGTTGTTCGTCTTGCTGGCCGAATCGACGATGCTGAATACTGCATCGCAAAAAGGCGGATACTGGACCGGCTTACTGTTCTCGAGCAGCGAGGCTTCGAGGAAGAACGCGCCTTCGGGGGGCCGGGGCCGCTGCTGGAATAGTGAGTTCCAGGTTGCCGGTACACTCTCGAACTGCGCCCAATGCGGCGAGTCGAACCATTCCGGCCACAGATACTCACCGAGCTTTCTGCCCAATGGATCGGTATGCGTCTCGCAACGCGCCTGCAAACATACGACGTTCCAGACCATACCGTCGCGGCACTTAATCATGCCAGACTCGCCGGCCCAGTCTTCGGGCAAAATCTTACCTGCAGGGTCTTCTTCCGACCAATGGGTGAGAATCATCGCCAGCCAACCGCCAGGGATCAAGCGGGTGAGCAAATCGTCCTGGTAGGCTTCCCACGTCTTGTCACGGATCGCCACGCTATTGGCCGCCTCGCGCCCTGCAAGGGGGTCGTCGAGTACTGCACCCGTGGCGCGATTGCCAGTAATTCCAGCCAGTAAGCCAGAGGCCATGTACTCGCTGCCATTCGACAGCATGAACTGATCGGCCGCGCCTGAGTCCTGCGATAAGGAGACGCCGGTGATCCGTTTATATCGCTCCTGGCGAATGATTGACCGAGTGCGCCGGCCCATCTTGCGGGCAAGGTCGGACCCGTAACTCGTGAGGATCAGCCTACGGCCCGGCTCATCGGCCAGATACTTACTCGGGAATACCACGGAGCCGTATGCCGACTTCCCTGATCCCGGAGGGCAGAGCAGCATAGCTCGCCCATATCGAGTCTTGCTGGTCACGTCCAACGTGTTGAGGATCAACTTATGGTGAGCGGCGAGATTCGTTTCAACCGGGTGAAACAATTCGCAATTCTCATCCTCGTTCACTGGCCTGCCAGGTACTTCGATGTACCCCGCATAATCGACAATGTTACGTCGCGCCCGCCTCCGGTTCAGTAGGTGCTGCGCGGCCTGCGCGGGCGATAGACTGGAGTTCGATGTCGCTAAGTGCGTCGGCATTTTTTGTTTCGATGGGACCACCATCAGGTCCACTCAATTCTTGTCGCTGTACATCCTTCCATCCGAGTTGCTTCAAACTGAAGATCGCCATAGTGCAATTGACTTCACCCGCCAAGCCTTTGCGTTCAAGACTAGCTTCCTTCTTCGAGGTGCATTGCTTTATAGCGTCAGATAATTCATCAATTTCATAGAGTTGCTGGCGATACAACCCCTGCGAAACCGCGAACTCGGCGACGATAGGAATATCATTCCGATCAATGTATTGCAAGAATCTCTCAAGCAATTGCTCTCGGTCTATTTCGCGCGGTCTGGCCATAAATCACGGTTCATTCAATTCAAAAGGGAAATCTCCGGTGCCCATGACGTCGCTCGATTCGGTCTGGTCCCTGCCTCGCAACGGCAGGTGCCTGGTTCGGCTAACCGAAACGAGCTTAGCCTCGTTCCCGCAAATGGACGTAGTCACCTCTACGCGAGCCCTAGCTTGGCTCTTACAACTCACGATGCGAGCCGTCATGAGCGTTCATGTAATTGGCGATTATATACTTGACAAAAGTGGCGAATAAGCCCAGAATTCGGGCATGCCTACTTCAAAGAACGACCTACAGATTTTGCGGCTGATGATACGGGCCGACATTTTGCAGTCGATTGTCTTTCAGCTAGTAATTGCTTCGCCCGTCGCGCTGATATCCCCAGCTCAAAAACGTCGGGAAGAGTTGCTAAAACGGCTTGAGGAAGTTGCTCAAAAAGGCGAGCAGTTCTTTTTGCAGCATGAGCTGCGGACTGAGGAAGAGCGCGCTTTGTACGCCGATGAGACCCGCGAAATTGTCGAGAAGATGAAGAAGTCATTGAAGTCCTACAAATTGGATTAGGAAATATGTCCATGTTCAAACATCCGATGTTCACCGACGAAAACGCCGCTCGCGAGGCGCTTGAGGCAATCCGCTGGCCCAATGGCCCGGTCTGCGTTCACTGTGGCGGTACTGAGCAGATTTCGCGCGTGGCTGGCGAGAAACAGTCTCATCGTCCAGGGTTGCTGTACTGCAATGACTGCAAGGGTCAGTTCACCGTTACGGTCGGAACGGTATTTGAACGTTCCAAGATTTCGCTGACGAAATGGTGGATGGCTACGCACCTGCTGTGCTCGTCCAAGAAAGGCATTAGCTCCCACCAGATCCACCGAACGCTTGGCGTGACCTACAAGACTGCGTGGTTCATGACCCATCGTATCCGCGAAGCCATGAAGGATGGCTTCCTAACGCCTGTCGGCGGCTCTGGTAAGACGGTTGAGGCCGATGAGACGTATCTGTCGAAGTCTCCCAAGACCCGTAAACCGGCTGGCGTGCCGTTGAATGCCAAGCCTGCGCCGATGGTTTTTAGCTTGGTCGAGCGCGGCGGAAACATCCGCTCCATGTATCTGGATCACCGCAATGTCCGCAGCGCCCTGAATGCCCATCTGCACCAGGATAGCCGCTTGGTCACCGACGGCGCGCAGGCGTACAAGTTCATGATGCCGACTAATGCGCAGCACGAATCGGTCGATCACTCTAAGCATGAATGGGTGCGCGGCGACGTTCACACCAACACGCTTGAAGGTTTCTTTTCAATTTTCAAACGTGGACTCGTTGGAACTTATCAGCACATGGATAACAAACATTTGCACCGCTACTTGGCGGAATTCGATTTCCGCATGAATACCCGCGCGAAACTTGGCATTTCTGACGGTGAGCGTACCCGCATTGCGATGAAGGGCATCGAGGGCAAGCGATTAACGTATCGGCAAGCTGATTAGCGGCAGTTTAAAACGATGTCCCCCAGAGCGATCAACGAGGACAAAAAGAAAGACCTAAAGCCGTGGGATGTACGGCCTTGGCCCTCTGTCGGAGATGGCGATATTGAGAAGCTATACGCCGCTGTCGGTCGCGCCCTTTCCATGTGGGAGCGCAGCGAATACGGTTTGTCGTATCTGTTCTCGACATTCTGCGGGGCTGGAACACCTATACAGGCGAGACCTGCCCAAAATGCGTACAACGCTATCCGCACTTTCGAGGGGAGAACGGAAATGTTAGCGGCTGCGTCGAAAACATTTTTCTACGGGTATGGAGACCTCGGCACTTGCTGCAAAAGATTTAAAACAATCTTTTCGGTGGCAAAGGCGCTTGGTCCAAGACGAAACGAAATCGCTCATGGAGTGGTTGATGCTTACATAAGCGAACCAAAAACCCTGCGGCCTCAAATTATTGAGGCTTGGGCGCTATATCCAGGCCCAGTGAATTTCAAGGGCAGAACTTTGGAATACCAGCCGAATTATTGCTACACATCAGTTGAAATAGATCACTACGTGCAGGAATTTTCTAAGCTTCGAGATCCATCTATCGAATTGGCAATGGATATTGTGACGGAGGTTAAGAAGCAATCCGCATCGCTGAATAAATCTCTGAAACGACCATCTCAACGTATGGATCGATGAACATCTCAAAGCGGTCCGCCAGGACCGTTGCGCCCGCCTTAATCATTTCCGGGGTGACTTCGATTTCTTCTTCGCCCGTTTCTTCGGCACGTCCTCGTGCGGCTTCGGCGGGGTCGCCAGCATCCGGCGCATGACTTCCTGAGCCATCTGCGCGGTTTCCGCTGGCGTTCGTTTCTCCGGGTCGTCTGGCATCTGAGGCTCCTTCGGTTTTGGCCTCAGAAGTCTGCGCGTTAGCGCGCCCAGATTCAAAATTCCTATCAGAATCATCATTCGCGAAGTTTTTCATACTGGCCTACTTTTCTCAAGTATATAATCGCCATGTAATTTACCACAGATCGTTCAATTCCCAAGGAAACTCGTCCTTCGATCTAGGCTTCTCATGCTCTATCGCAGCGCACAATTTACAATTAGGGATTTCGCATATCGGCCATCGACACTTAGGCGGCTCACAAGGCTCTTGGGGCTGGTCCATAGAGGAACTGCCGCGCTATGGGGCTCACGTAGTCCTCACAATTCACTCGCGACCGGCTAGTCCGTATATCCAACTTTCCATGATTGCTGGCGGCATAGATGTGCTGAGCGCGCTGCAAACTTATTCCAAAGGCGAGTCCCACCAGCCGCCAACTCGCGCCGGTATTGCGCATAGCAATGAGATTGGTATTGCGCTCTGTAAGTTCTCCGGTGGGGCAGCGCTTTCGATCGGTTTTCACCGGATTCTTGGCGCGATGCACAATGCGATACGCTTGGTAACGGCTAAATCCCGTCTCTACGCAGATTCTCGCATAGGAGAATCGTTGCTTGCGCAAGGCGATAACCTTAGCACGTCGCTCGGCGTGCGTTACTTGCGCTCGAACAACCATGCGATCCCGAACCCGACGAGAATCAGCAAGCAAGCCCCGAAGCGCACCCAATTGGTGTAGTACCACAGCACATCTTCCGGTGCCGGTCGATCATCGATCTCGTGCGCCCGCAGCCGCTCAAACTTTCGATCGTCCAACGGTTCGTCGGGTAGCATGGAACCTCTCGGGGCACCAAGGCGAGAATAAAAAAAGCCGCTAGATTCAGCGGCTTGAAGGTGCGTGCGCCAGGGGGATGACGAGGCGCGCGCTAGGGAGAACGGTTTGCAATCTGCCCCTACCCGCCGCGCAGAGATCGCGAGCCATTTGTTTCACTGTTACCAGGGAACTCGCGCTTTGCTTTCGCTCTGCGGCCCCGTTGGCACTGAATGGATCTCGACGAGATGCGCGGCGTTGGCCCACTTGGGCCGGGCTGCTGCGGTGGTGTATAAAATTCATCCCGACACGGAATCGGGTAGATTGGAGCGTGAATTTTCACGCTGGCATAAATCTACCACTTGCTCCGTAAAACCGTCAAGTCGAGAGTTTGCGTAATAATCCGCCCTTTCAACTCGCCGACGCAACTCCAGCCGATTCAAACCGAGCGCAATCGCCTTGTCTTGAAATGTGCCAGTAGAGCCATAAAACTTAATGAGAATTATTCGTATATCTCGCGGCGAGGTACAGACGATGTGATCGATTTCCTGAATATGTTGAGGCATTTCGGCTGAATTATACCCTCCCCTCCCCCCGAATATCGCCTTGAACATGCTACTAACCGAGGGCTCACCACCGCAAGCCCACTTCCCCCACTCCCGTAATCGATGCCGCGTTTCAACGATCATGCCGGGCCTCCGTTAGACGTTCTTCGTGCAATCGGTCAATCTCGGCCAACAGCAATCGCCGATGGCGAGAATTTTGGGATAGGGGCTTAAGGTCAGCTTCATGCATCCGTTGACGAAGGTCGTCTTCCATGTCGATGACTTTGCGGATTTCGGCGAGTTGAGCTGGTGTCATTTCGTCTTCCTCCGAGCCATCATGCGCAAATAGCGTTCTCGGCGAATTCTTTTGCGCTGAAGCACCTTGGTCAGGCGAACTGTCTTGAGTAGGTATTCGGACAGCGCATCTGCATCTTTGGTCGTCAACTCTTTTGGCGCAGAGAAATAACGCTCAGGAATACCGCTAGCCACCGCTAAATCATATTCGAATGTAACTTCACTCATTCGATCCGTCTCCCCAGTAATCGATCCGCCAACATTAACGCATCGGAAAGCGATTGCCCTACGACTGACACTCCATGCGTATGGCGCCACGCTCGAGCCTCGCAGTGTTCACGCAAAGGCGCTACCATCGCACGACGTTGGCCGCGGATGACGCGAACAAGAAAGCATTGGCGGCCGTCGCTCACCGCAGCATGACCCACGCGACCCAACAACAATACGCGACGGCGATTGCGTCGTAGGCTATCAGCGCGTACAGCACTCGGGTTTCGTTCATCGCCAACCCATATTGACCGTCACCGCAAAACCTCCCTCAAGGCTTCCTCTGCCGTCTTCACTACCGGGCACCCCGTCTCTGCGATGAACTCACGTTGCGCCTTACGTTCGGTCTTGTGCTCGCTCAAACCTGGCGTTTTGACTTCCAAACAGGTAAACCTTCCGCGGTGGAATACGAGTAGGTCCACTGGCAATGCACGATAGACCTTTGCCCCAATGCGTTCAAGGGCTTCGACGATGGATGGCTCAGCTAGATCACGTTTGGCGGCACGACGCATTAGTTCGCCTCAAACATATCGATAGCCTTTCCCTTGCGCCGGCTGTGGTAGGCGCTTTGCTGATGGTGAGCCGCATCGTAACGCAAATGGCAGCGCTGGCAGGCAAACCGCAAATTCTCATCGCTACAATTTTCGGGTTGATGGTCAAGGTGCATCATAGTGCAAACGATCTTCGTCACCTTGAGTTCATCGCAACACACCCATGTCTCGACTTGCATTAAATCCGTCGTCCATTCCTCTTGCCCACTAATGCGAATCGCGCCATTCGGTACGCCACATTCCTCGCAACGATCGCCAGCACGCTTACGGATGCGTTCACGGACCTCTTTCCAGTTCGTTGGGTAGCGCTTAGCGTTTTCTGGTTTAATCGGCATGTATTGTCACCCGCTCCGGCTGCAGCAAGGTGCGCCAATCCCAATCTGCGATTTTTCGCTCATCGCCAGGGATTTTCCGCAACGCCGATTGCCCCGCGCAACATTCCTGCCCGTTGAGAATACAGCGATACCAGTGACCCCGCAGGCGATACTGACAGCCACCATAATAGCGCAAGGTATCCTGCCCCAGATACTCTACGATCCCACCGCGAGCACCGATGTGGATGTCGCCCGATAACTCGACACTTTCGTTGTGGATCACCTCGATGAGGTCGCCTACGGAAAATTTAATCATGCCGCTTTACCTCCAACGGTTTCGCCGTAAACGCGTCCGCTTCCTTCAACCGCTTCCCCATTCGCTCGAGCCGCAGCGCCTTATTGTCGTTGAGCAGAACTCGACAGTCCTCGCAAAGCTTGCGCATGCGGCGGAACAGCGATTCGCGTTCACGCTCCCAATTGGCGCGATCCTTGCCCATCTGCGCCACGACTTTTTCCAGCAGCTTGAGGCGAGATTCAAGGCTAGGCTTTTTCATGGAACACCTCACATTCAACGATATTCGGCGTTTCCTCTCCAGCCTGAAGGCCGGGGTATCCACGCCGAATCTTTATGATCTGGTGCCTCCAGCAATAAACCTCGGCGGCGTTTGCTTCTGGAAAATCGACCAACCATTCCACTGCGCCGCCGTTTACGAACGGACCAATTACGGTCCCTATCGATCCTAGACGCAAACCGACCTGTGGCGCCAAAGAGGTGGGCTCGATGTGGATGAGCATCACTAGATCACCAGCCGCGAGCGGTTCCATTACTGCTGTCTCCTGATTTCAGTTCCGAATTTTGGTTGTGGTAATCCGTAGTTAGCGACCTGATTCTTGCGACATCGCTTGCAACGTTGTTTCTCTGGCAATGCAATCCATGCCTCCAGCGGCACACTTTTGGCGTTGGCCTGTCCACAAAGGATACGACCGGCAAAGTGTGCGTGAGTTTTCATTCAACACCACTACTCATTTCGCTTTCTCCCGCTTCTCGCATTCTTGCATCGCCAGTACATCATTCCAATCCTTGACTTGCGGTATGCGTGTTTCCGTCGTTACTTTGTCCTGCATTTTCTGCGTGAGCATCAATGCGGCTTCCAATCCTGCCACGTCCCGATCCGCAAAAATAACGAGTTTCGTGATATCCGGTCCAATCTCAAACTTTGCCAATAACGTAGCATTCAGCGCGGCCCAAGTTGGAATGCCGGTTAGCTTCGTCGCTGAAAATGCCGTCTCGATTCCTTCCGCTATTCCTACTATGTCGTTTGCTGGCATCAATTGCGCTGCGCAACCACAGTGGCCAGTCAACGCGGAAAGCATTTTACGCGGCTCAAGATTTTGGATCTTCGCGCCTTCGGATGTCAGATAGGTCACATGCGCGGTGACTAGTTCCGAATCCCCATTGCGTACCGCCGCTAAAAGCGCCGGGAATCGTCCGATGCTTTGGCGTTCATGCCAATACTCAACGCTTGGATGAGCTCGCAACTGATGTCCTTCTGGCAACGGCCACAACGATCGACTCGCTAGATATTCTACCGCAGCATCACAATTCTCTACCAAACAACTTTCCTTGAGCAGCATTTTTACTCGGCGTGTTGGTTCCGCTATCTCGAGTGCTCTTGGTTCCCGTTTGACGGGTTCGATTTTCTGGCTTGGTGTAATGCCCTCGATTTCCAGCACGCGGTGAAATGCATCCTTGAACGTAAGTCGGCAAAATCCCATGATGAGTTTGAATCCGTCACCGGCTCTGCATTGATTACAAATAAACGTTCCCTTGCCGCGATTATCGAATCGAAACCGATCCTTGCCGCCGCAGATGGGACATGGCCCGTGCTTATCCTTGAGAAATTCTTGCGCGATTCCGCATTTCATCAACACGCGAATCCATCCGTCCGATCCTAGCCGCGCGTGAATTGAAACCGCATCGATCATGCGGTCCTCTTTTGCGCAGCCTTCGCATAGGCAATGATTTTCGACCTGAGCCATCCTGATGTTCCAACCGAGCATGGCGTCGGGGGTAGATTCCAAAATAGCGACGGCATGCGTTCATCATCGGGCCGTTTGAATTTCTCGCGTGTCTGCATCCATGCCCACCAGCGGCCTGATTTTTCTTTTGATTGCCATCGATCTGGCCAGCGCGTCGCATACCAACTGCAGGCTTCGCGAAAGAATTGCTGTGTCGTTTCTACGGCCGGAAGCACCGAACCGATTTCCCCTAGGTGCGCTTGCACAACTTGCACGGGGTGAGGTTTCGGGACCGGTTGCCAACCGCAATTCGGGCATCGCGCACCCTCGTCGCTGATAACCCACATGCGAGAGCACTCAGGACAATGCCGCGGTTTCTCATTCCCGTTTAATCGATCTTCCGCAAACTTATCGCACGCTTGCGCATTGATGTTTTCGCCTTTTAGGGACCAATCGCGTTCATAGGTCGGCAACCCAAGATTTTCAACCACGCGGCCGTGGTCGATCAGAATCATGGAATCTTTATCGGGCGCTGGCCGCATGCCGCGACCAATGGCCTGGAGATACAGAACCACCGATCGTGTAGGCCGAGCCAAGACGATGCACTGGACCGAAGGGATATCAATCCCGTAGGACAACAGAAAGCAATTCACCACGACTTGAGTCACGCCCGCCTCGAGCCGTGCAATGACTTCCTCGCGAACGTCCTCCGCATCCGCATCGGTTAATTGTTCACACGCCACGCCGGCTCGCGAAAATTCCTCGCGAATGTGCGCGCCGTGTTTTTTGTCGCATGAAAAAACAATCGTTCGCTTACCGTTGGCGATGCGTAACCAATTTTCGACGATATCGCCGACTAATTTAGGCCGCGACATGAGTGCTGAAAGTTCGCCAGTCACATAGTCGCCGGTCTTGGAATCCTTCGCGATATGTCCAAGTTCTTTTTTCGACATGACCGGTTTGGCAAATATTCGAATTGGGCATAGAGCCCGAAGCCCGATCAGGTCATTGACCGAAGGCCCCAATACGAGTTCGTCGAATTGTTCATCCAAAGCGACGCCTGATGTCTTGGCCGGCGTTGCAGTGAATCCGACATGCCACGCCAAGGGGTAGCTGTTCATGATCGCCCTGCGGCTTTCTCCAAGCGCCAGATGTGCCTCATCGAAAATCACAAGATCCGCGAAAGGCAGTGGCATGCGCTTGTCGACCAAGCATCGGCGGTAGAGGGTGTCGACGCTCGCAATTTGAATCGTGCGTGACCAGTTCGTGAAACCGGGAAGTGCGGCAGCCATAATTCCATGCGGCAACTTGAAATCATCCAGCCGTTCGTGCAACTGCCGCACGAGCCGCGTCCGAGTTGCCAACACCAGCACCCGAAGGTCTCCGAGCATGGCCGCTGCGATCAGAGTCGCGATGCAGTGGGTTTTCCCACTTCCGGTTGGCGCTTGACAGAGCACACGTCGGAATCGGCCAAGGGCGAGCATCAACCGATTGAACAAATCTCGTTGGTAGTCTCGCAGCACATCGCCGTGCGGTGGAACCGTGGAAAGCCAGGCCGATGAAATTGGCTCAGTCGCCGGCGGTTCAGAGGGGAAGTAGATATCACCCTGTTGTGAGGTATCAGTTCTTTCCATCTTACTATCCAACCTTGGCTAGGATTCTGGGATTGGATTGGATTGGATTGGATGGTGCTTTTTTGCTACCTGGTTTGCTTTGTGTTTTGCTATTTGTTTGCTGAGGCAACCCATCAAGCAACGGATCAGCAATTGCTACATGGTTGCTACCATTTTGCTTGCCGTTTGCTTCATGGTTTGCTACTCGTTTGCTACTCGTTTGCTTGCCGCCTTTGCTGCCGACCTCGGCTCGTTTTTTTGAAATCTCGAATGCCCTCACGCGATGCGCCTCTAGTCGCTCGTTCACCAATCGGTTTCCGCGGCGGACAAACTTATGGGATACATCTGGCCAAAATCGATCAAATAACTCGCGATCCCATCGCACGAGCTTGCAGATGCTAGCCGGATCGGTCGGCAGCGAATTGGAATCAAGCGTCCATTGATACCCGAGCAATGTCATGTACAACGATGCGGCCTCCCCATCCCAGTCAGCAGTCGCAGCTAAAAAATCGCCTACGAATAGCGGCATGAATGGTTGCTGGCGTTTTGTCACGATTGCAGTCGCCGCTCGCGTTCCATTTCACGAATCCGCGCGGGAGTTCGCTGGCGAATTAACGCTGCCACCTCGCGGAAAAAAATGCGCGCTTTTTCGATATCTGGCGCGGCGAGCATCCGTTGATAAGCATCTTCGATAGACTTTTCGAGGTTGGCCGCGGATTGATCTTTCGACATTTTTCGCTCCCATGTACCCCTGTTTGAAAGGCGGCGCGCCCACGCGTAAACATGGGAGGAAAACCGCTTAACTCCGGGGATCAATCCAAAGTTAGGGCGCGCCGTTGGTTGATAGTATACCGACTGCTTCATACGCCGCAACCGCTTCGCATTTGCTGCACCGCTTTAGCAACCGCCGTTCAATCCCTCCGCCCTCCGCTGGATACCAAACCGGTACGCCGGCCGCATTTCGTTCGTACGCGCATCGGCAGCCGGCGAGGCGCGCGATGGGGTAGAGTTGCGCCGCGATGGCTTGCCAATCCACCTGTTTTATACCAGTTCTTCCATTTTTAGGCCCGTTAGGCGAGCAATCTTTTTGAGATTGTCAATACTCGGTACGCGTTTGTTATTGATCCAAAGGCTTACCAAGCTCTGATCGACACCTACAGCCTTGGCGAAATCGCCCTGTTGAACATTGGCCGTACGCAAGTATTCATGCAATTTATTGTTGAACGGTTTTGCTTTCATAGTGTCATCCCATCACATTTTTGGCAGTTTGTCAAAATTTATGTAGACAGATGTCAAAACTTATGATTTCATACTCCCATGTTCAAGGAAACCCACCAATGACCACCCTACGCGACCTAACCATCAGCACCCTTGGCCCGGTGTCCACTGACGGCATCACGGTGCATGAACACTACCTGCCAGCCCGCCGGGCCTGCGCACAGAGCGAAACCGACAACATACCTGCGCGCCCCTACGGCACCGGGGTTGACGGGATGGCCATTTACAAAGGCTTGCAACTGTGACCAGCATGGCCTTGGCGCCCACACCGGACCACTGGCCTGGGCGGCAGTGCCAGCATCAAGAAGCTATGAAGAAACAGGACGTTTCGCCCCCGTTGGGACGGATTCACCGCAAGACCGCGAATCAGCGCAAGGACGCGCTGCATAAGTTTTCGAGAAAGATGGTCGATCAGTATCAGGAGATAGTCGTCGGCGATGTCAGCAGCACCAATCTCGTGAAAACCAAGATGGCGAAATCCGTCTTGGATTCCGGGTGGGGCATGCTCAAGAACTTCCTGGATTACAAGAGCCAGTCGGCTGCCCGGAACTTCTCAGTCGTCAGCGAGAGAAACACATCGCGAGTTTGTTCTAGCTGTGGCAGCGCAAGCGGCCCCAGCGGTCTAAGGCAGCTCGTTGTAAGGTCTTGGATATGTAGTGAATGTGGTGACACTCACGACCGCGACGTCAACGCCGCGAAGAATATCCTGATCGGGTCCAGATGTCGGACCTCCGAGCGCGGGAACGAGTCATCGGACTCGCTGGTTCCGTCGAGCAGGCTGCAAGCGCCGTCGCGAGACAGGGACAGAAACAGCGAGGACGGCGGCATGAGCACCGGTGGATTTAACAAAGGGGAAGGTTGATGAGTGCGAAGAAAACCACGAAGGCCACTGCGGAGTCCGCCGAGATCATCACGGCATACAAGGGATTCGACGCCTCCATGCAGTGCCGAGGCTATCAGTATAAGATTGGTGAGACCTACAAACACGCGGGTGAAGTCAAAGTGTGCGAGTCGGGTCTGCATTCGTGCGAAAACCCGCTCGATGTTTTCAGCTACTACCCGCCTGGCGTATCGGTGTTCGCCGAGGTCGAAGCAAGCGGGAAGATCGCGCGCCATAACGGTGATAGTAAGGTCGCGAGTGGCAAGCTTCACGTCAAGGCGATGATCTCGCTGCCTGATTACATCGGCCGCGCGATTGCGTGGGCGACGGCGCATTGCGATCCATCGACATCGAAACATGCGGAGGCGGAACGCGCCGCATCGTCGGCCACCGGGGACAGTTCCGCATCGTCGGCCACCGGGGACAGTTCCGCATCGTCGGCCACCGGGGACAGTTCCGCATCGTCGGCCACCGGGTACAGGTCCGCATCGTCGGCCACCGGGTACAGGTCCGCATCGTCGGCCACCGGGTACAGTTCCGCATCGTCGGCCACCGGGTACAGTTCCGCATCGTCGGCCACCGGGGACAGGTCCGCATCGTCGGCCACCGGGGACAGGTCCGCATCGTCGGCCACCGGGGACAGGTCCGCATCGTCGGCCACCGGGTACAGGTCCGCATCGTCGGCCACCGGGTACAGTTCCGCATCGTCGGCCACCGGCATCGCGGCCGTCGCCATGAGCATTGGCCGATTTGGCCGAGCCAAAGCGAGCGAAGGCGCGGCCATCGTTCTTTGCGAACACGATGATAAAGGCAATCTGCTGCACATCCGCGCGAGCCGCGTTGGCGACAACGGGATCGAGCCCGATGTTTTCTACATGCTGGTCGGCGGCGAGTTCGTGAAGTGGGATGTGCCGTCGTGAACCTCCGCTGCATGACCTGCCAATCCGTCTTCCGCGAGGCCGACGCCATCAGTGACCTCCATTGCCCCGAGTGCCATGGCACGCAGTTGTGGGAGACCGCCGCAAAGACGGACGATCAATTGGCCGACGAGCAGTTTGCCGCCGAGGCCGAGGAGAGCAGCGCGGAACTTGAGGCCGTAGCGCGGCGACGCATTGAAGCGCGCGGAATTGCCGATGAGCTGGTGGACGTGCTGCGGGATGTGATGGGAGGTGCGCGATGAGCATTGATTACCCGAATCGCGAATACTGGCTGGCCATCCGCAAGACGTTGCCGCGTCCAGTTCGATATATTCACGTCAGCGGCTTCGGTCGCATAGCACGGCGTTCTCTACCGTTCAACGTGGCCACTGGCGTTACACGCACCGTTCGCCGCGAAAAGCGTCCGGACAAGAAAGCGCGCATGGCAGCGAAGTATAAGGCGTTCTTCGCCGACCCGAAGATGCGCGCGCGCATTGAGGAATTGAGCTTGGCATGGGCTGTGCGAATGAATCCGCGTCTAGTGCGTGATACGGTTTTAGGCTCGGCAAAATCATGATTACCGACGATCGCCTACGCCACCTATCCAGTTCAGACTACGCCAAGAGCGAGCCGGGGCAGATTGCGGCGGAATTGCTGGAGGCGCGTGAGCGCATTACCGCGCTGGAGGCGCAACTTAAGGACTACGACGCGGGCGAAACCGATAATGGAATACTGCTGCATCGAGCCGAGACGGCGGAGGATCTAGTGAAAGCGCTGGAGGCAGCATTGAAATGGGCGATAGAGAATGATGCCGCATGGACGAATGATAGCGAATTGCCTGACGAGTGCCGAACTGTCATCTGCGAGATACGCGATAAATTGTATCCCGCTGCGGAAACGTCCGTGAAGCCTGAGTCGCGCGAGTGTTGTCCATTCTGCGGATCTGCGCCACGCAATCCATGCGACTACGCGTATCCGCATCCTCCAGCATCCGAACCGAAAACCGAGGGAAAGTGATGTTGCTGCCGTGTCCATGGTGCGGAAAGACCCCCGAGCACATCACGCTCGCCGAGGGCAGTACATATCGGTGGGCGATAGTCTCGCCTGACTGTTGCGGCGACATTATGGGAGAGATCAGGCGCTCGCCGTATCCAGCCAAGCTAGGCACCGATGAGGATCGACAGAGCGCAGTTGATTGGTGGAACACACGTTTCGACAGTAGCGATTGATTCAAAAGGAAAGATATGAACGTTATGAACCGTCCTCTCATCATCCGCGCGCTGCACTCGCACGCGCTGGAATGTATCGACAGGGCGCTACACGCTCGGGCGAAGGGCGACCTCGACGAAGCGGGTAAGATGGCCGACGAGAGCAATGAAGCCCATGACTTGGCGGACGAACTGGAAACTGGCCGTCCTGGTATCGACTCCAACGGCAGATTTGCGACGGCAAAGGCGGTCGCATGACCGCCTGGCTCGAGCATCTTTCTTGGTCGCACGCTTCAGCGTTGTTGATCGTCGTCGTGTTCGCGCTCGTGTGGTTAGTGCGTAAAAGCCACCAACTGATTTTGCCGCGCGACGTATTGCCGCCGCCATGTGCCCAAACGGAACGTCCGGTGTTTCGGGAGCGACGATGACCGAGGAAGTGACCGAGATCCGTTGCGGAATCCGCGACGCCCAGGCCAGTAAGACTTGCGAGCCGTTCGATGATCCACGCTCGCATGATTTCCAGGGGTGGGAAGAGTTTGACGACGGACGCGGCGGCACGACTGTATGCACTCGCTGCGGCATCTCGGCGTTCTCGCACGCTATGCGGTACGCGCCATGACCCGCGAGCAGGCGATCCAACTGGCGCGGCGATTCGCCAAGGCGAAGCCGCAAAGCTATTACAGTGAGCCATTCCAGCCGCACGAGTGGGTGATCGATGCCATCGTGGCTGCGTATTTGAAGGGCTGCTACGAAAACAAACCCGAGGTAAAGCCGAAGTGAACAGGCCCGAACACCAAGTTGAAATCAAACTCACCGAAGCGCTGCACGAGGCCGTCAAACTCGGAAACGAGGTCAACAGTCTGCGAGGTCGGCTGGCAGCAATCAACACGCTCGCGTGCTACGCCAGCGAAGAAGATACCGACTTGCGCGCCGAGGTCTTATTGCAAATCGGCAGGATCGCGCGCTACGAAGTCAATCCACGTGCTGTCGTTGAATTGAAAAAACCGTGACTGTCGAACCGCTCATCGCCCGCATGTATCGCGCGCTCAAAACGCGCCAGTGTACATGCTCCTTCGAAAGAAACGCTGCAGGCGTCCCGATCTGGTATCCGTCGGCCGGCGGTGCGAGCAAACGCAAACTGATTCAACAGTGCCCGCGGTGTGCGCTGTGCGCGGAATACGAGGCAATGCAAGAGGGAAACGTCAATGAATAGCTATGTGACAACTCAACGCACGAGCAAGACGATCAAGATAGCGCAAGTCATCGGCTGGCTCGCCTTCTTCGTGTCCATTTTTATGGTCTTCGGCGATGATGCTGGCGGTGGTACGCTGTTTTTCGCGAGCATCCTGTGGCTGTTAGTGACGCGGTGCGCAAAATGGTGGACCAATGGGTAACCTTATTCTCCTACTCGCCGCCGCATTAATGATCGGCGCCGCGATCTACCTGGGTCATCAAGGGCTGCGGCTCAAGAAGATCAATCGCATGCTTGAGGCCGTCGTCAAGTCGATGCATGAGAATCCACCGTGGACGGACAAGCGATGAATAACGACATCCTGCCAACCTTCGACGAGTGCACCGAGATCGAACCTGCCGACCGCACGCCGCTGCAAGCGTTCGTGTGGGAGAACTCGTGCGTGAACCCGCAAAACGATGAGTTCTTTCGCAAGCAATTGCGCGCAGTGATTGAGGCGGAACGTGCTGCTATGAGCGCTACTGACAAGGCTGGCAACACCTGTGCCGAACTCGCCATTAGACTGATATGGATGGCTCGACGTCCGGACATTGCGGGGCCGCATGCCGATGTTGCCATAGCGATCTACGAAGCCGCCAAGACCATTGATTTCACTACCTATCAGCGTATGTGCTTGCATTCCGGACCAATCATTACGCTTGCCGACATTGGCCACTACGTTGAGGAATACATTTCCGGGCTCACAGAGCGGCAAGGGCATGAAAAGTCCGTCATGCTGCATGTGGTCGACGCGCTCAAAAACCTCGACCGAGAAAATATTGGCGTGGTGATTGATCCATTTGAAAGGACGATTGGCCTCCATTGCCAAGGCTCACCTAATTTCGCGAAGTTCCGGTATTACTACCCAGGGGAAAAGCGTCCGTGACTATCTACGCCGCCTTCATCTGTGCCGCTGGCTGGTGCCATATCGAAGGCAACCTGCGCAGCATCGGTCAGAACAGTTATGAACACGTGCCATTCGCGACACTCGCCGAATGCAAGCAATACCTCCGATCAGCCACGATGGGGCAACTCAAGCCGGGCAAGGATGGGCGCATTGTGCTGCCGAACAATCAGGGGTACTGGGAATGTCGTGGTCGACATATTGATACATGGGAGAGCGTTGCACCATGACCGATCTCACCCTCAAGATCGGGGCCGTGACGATCGCAGAGGCTGAGCGGCGGGTGATCTTGGCGACCTTGAAGCATCTGAAGGGTAATAAGCGACAGACCGCCATACGGCTTGCTATTGACGAAAGGACGCTCCATAACAAACTGAGGGAGTACGCCGGCAAGCCACGGTATCAGGATATGTATGCCAAAAGTAACTTGCAAAAAGAATGTAGGGAGCTATAAAATGCAATCGCCGGAACAAGTCCGGCGTTGCATTGCCCGTTTAGCGACGGGACTTGCGATTACTGAGCGGGCAGCAATCGACCGGAATTCTACCCGTCGACCACGCCAATCTCAACTAATCGTCGGAACAGTGCCGCCAGTGCTCGTGATAGCAACGAATGGGGCCGGAACTGACCTGCCGCACACAAACGGTTTCACGCTCGTATCTCGAGCCAAATTAGCTGCGGCCCTTCGAGCGGGGCTCCCCTCGGTCTCGGATTCATCCAGGGGCAAAACGGACGATAGTGGACCAGGGGACCGTGACCGGGTGCCAAGGATGGTTGAATTGGTGGCCGATAAATGCAGAGGTTTGTGGACCGAGATTGAGACAGACATGACGTGCGCCTAGACCTGGGGGTCCATGCGCGCTCAAAGATGAGGTTGGGCGTTAATTCTTGAGGGGAAGTCAGATGGATGAGAAAACGCTAGAGGCACTCAAGGGAAGCATTCGAAAGTGGGAAGCCATCGTGGATGGAACTGGCGAAGACGATGGAGCCGATAATTGCCCGCTGTGCCATATGTTCGCGCGCCCTTTTTTGGAGGCGGATGATGAGTAATTATGCGGAGTTTTTGGAGTCAAAACGACACAGCGGCAACGACTTCGGTTTTGATCCTGGTGAGTTGCCGACGTGGTTGATTGACTTCCAATCGGACCTCGTGACGCGCGCTTTACGCCGTGGTCGGTTTGCGATTCTGGCCGATTGCGGGCTCGGGAAAGGTCCAATGGCTTTAGTGTGGTCTCACTACGTGGCGCAGCGGATGAATAAGCCGGTGCTTATTCTGACACCACTGGCGGTTGCTTTCCAGATGGTCGCGGAGGCGCATAAATTCGGCATTGATGCGGATCGATCAATAGCCGGCGAGATCACCACACAAATCATGGTGAGCAACTACGAGCGGTTGCACTTTTTCAATCCCGATGACTTCGCTGGCGTCGTATGTGATGAAAGTTCGATACTGAAAAATTTTGACGGCTCTACGCGCAAGGCAATCACCGATTTCATGCGCAAGGTTCCCTTCCGCCTCTTGTGTTCGGCCAGCGCTGCACCGAACGATTATATTGAATTGGGCACGTCGAGCGAGGCCCTGGGCTATCTCGGCTACAGCGACATGCTGACGCGGTTCTTCAAGAATGACCAGAACACGATCAAGCCGATGCGTTATCACGATAAGGGCGCGAACTTTTCAAAGCTGGATGATGCCGCCAAATGGCGATTCAAGGGACACGCGGAGATTCCATTCTGGCAATGGGTGTGCTCTTGGGCCTGTGCGATTCGCCGGCCTTCTGACTTAGGGTATAGCGACGAGGGGTTCATTCTGCCACCACTTGTCGAGCGCGATCATTTAGTGGATGTGGAATCCTTGCCCGATGGAATGTTATTCGCACTTCCTGCCGTGGGATTGAAAGAACAACGCGATGAACGCCGACGCTCGATCACCGAACGCTGCGAGAAGGTTGCGCAATTAGTCGACACTCCAGAGCAATCGCTGATCTGGTGTCACTTGAATGACGAAGGAGATTTGCTCGAGGAATTGATTCCCGGATCTATCCAAGTGAGTGGTAAGGATTCCGATGATGCAAAAGAAGAGGCGTTCATTGCCTTCTCGACTGGCATCTTATCCAAACTGATTTGTAAACCTAAGATCGGAGCCTGGGGGATGAATTGGCAAAACTGCCACCATGTCACGGAATTCCCGACGCATAGTTACGAGCAGCATTATCAAGGGATTCGGCGATGTTGGCGCTACGGTCAAAAATTCCCGGTAACTTTGGACATCGTGACGACCGAAGGCGAGAAAAGCGTCCTGCAGAATCTACAGAGAAAAGCTGCAGCGGCGGATCGTATGTTCAGCCAACTTGTCGCCTGCATGCACGATCCGCGCATGATCGAGAGTCAAGTGACATTCAATACTACGGAGAACTTACCCGCATGGCTTGCTTAGACCAGAAAATCACGGACCTTTATGCAATATATAACGCGGATTGCATTGAGACGCTAGGGACGATGCCGGATCAATCCGTGGACCTCTCGCTATATTCGCCGCCGTTCGCGACCAGTGGGGGTACCTTATACAATTATTCGAGCAGTGATCGCGATCTATCGAACTGCAATAGTTACGAAGCTTTTTTCGCGCACTATGAATTCGTCGTGCGTGAACTCGCGCGCGTCACGAAACCGGGCCGCATGACCGCTGTGCATACGATGGATATTCCATCCGGCAACAGTGGCACGGATTACTTGATCGATTTCAGTGGCGATATCATCAAAATGCACAATCGCCTCGGTTGGAAATACGTGGCTCGTTATGCCGTTTGGAAGGAGCCACTTGGCGTTCGCAATCGTACGATGGCAAAGAACCTCGCACACAAAACCATCGTCGATGATTCGAGCCGCTGCACGGTAGCATCGGCGGATTGGTTGCTTGTGTTTCGTCGCGATGGCAAGAATCAAACGCCGATCGCACATCCCGTGGGCTTACTCGAATATGCGGGCGAGCGCCAAATGCCGGCTGAACTCTTGGCCTATCGCGGGTGGACCGGAAACCAAATAGAGAACCGCTATTCGCATTGGATATGGCGCCAGTATGCCTCTGCCTTTTGGGATGACATTCGTATTGGCCGCGTATTGCCGTTCAAGCAATCGAAGGACGAAGAGGACGAGCGCCACGTCCACGCCTTGCAACTGGATGTGATCGACCGAATCATCACGCTATGGTCGAATCCCGGCGAGGTTGTTTTGTCGCCGTTCATGGGCGTCGGTTCAGAAGTTTACGGCGCTGTGTGTAATGGCCGTCGCGGAATCGGTATTGAATTAAAGCCATCTTATTTCCGGCAGAGCGTCATGAACATGGCCGATGCGCGACCCGGCAAGAGCGATGCGCAATTGTCCTTTCTAGCCGACGAGGGGGGGGCTGGCAGTAATGTCGCCTAGCTTCCCCTACCGCCGCGGCCACATTGCCGCCACGCACGGCATCCACACGTGCCCCTACGCCGGCCGCACCGCCGGCAGCCGCCGCCTGCGCGCCCAATGGCTCGCCGGGCACTTCGATCGCAGCTTTGCGCGGCTTCCTCGGCACCGTGGACCACATGGCGGCGTGGTGTATCGCAAGCGGACGCGCGTCAGGTGGCCGAGGTCTGCGTATGCGCGGCGAAGATTACAAGAGGCGCTGAGAGCGTGAATCTACTCACCGATCCACGCTTGTTTAATTTCGTGATTATGGCGCTTTACAGCGTCAATGCTGGACGTTGGGCCATTTCGGGAAAATGGGTAGATTGTACGTATTGGTGCGCGGCGCTTTTGATAACATGGTGCGTCACCTTCGGATACAAGCATTGATTAGAGTAATTACTAGAAGATGCATTGATTGCAGCACCGTACTCAAGAATAGGAGTAAGAGCACTAAACGCTGTCGTGCGTGTCATTTCGCTAACAAAGCAAGAAATGCAAAGGGCCGCACATTGCCGAATTGTTCCTCCTGTAGCAAACAATTGACCGTCAAGAAAACGAAGACAGGAATGTGCATACCGTGTCAACGTATGCAGCCAATCTATGTGCATCCGATGACTGGGAAGCACCCAGCGGCATGGAATAAAGGGCTGACGATCTTCACGGGCCCCGAACATCGGCGGCAGCACACAAACGCGGCACGAAAAGGGCTGCGGCAGCGCATGAGCGCGCAAGAACTAATTTCCGACCGCATAAGAACGCTCATCCGGAACAGTTTGCGGCGCGTCACCGCCAAAAAGCATACTAAAACAGCGGATCTTCTCGGTTGCTCAACGGCTGATTTCGCAAAGCATTTAGAAAGCCTTTTTGTTGCCGGAATGTCATGGGAAAACTACGGCAACGGCATTGAAGAATGGAACATCGATCATAGGCAGCCGCTCATCACGTTCGATCTTTCATCGCCAGAGCAGCAATTGCTAGCCTTCCACTATTCTAACTGTCGGCCGCTTTGGGCGATTGAGAACTTCCGCAGACCTCGCAAGGCCGCGATCACGGCAACCGTAACGTGGGGATATAAACATTAATCCCCCAGGGGACTTGACGCGGTAAGGCATTTGGGAGTACGGTACGTCACATGGCAACCGAGAAGATACAAGCAACCACGTATTTAGACGCTCCACTCTACGATGCGATCAAACGCAAAGCAGATGCGGAGCAACGCACGCTTTCACAAGCTATGGCCATTTTGTTAGCCGAGGCCATCGCACGATCCACCAAACCCAACCGGAGATGACTATGGCAAAACAGAAAACTGCAAACACGACTGACGCATCCACGCCCGCGAAGACGCGGAATCGGAAGGCGCAATATTATCTGGCCCATGTGAGTGGTGAGGCTGATCCAGTCGTAGTCATCGCGCGTAATTTCAAATCCGCGATCAATGCCGTGGTCACGATCACGCCAGCCACAGCGGCCGACTTGATGCAAGCGGGTAAGTCAGGTTTTCGCGTGGTAGACACGACGGACGCCTCTTTCAGCCCGGGCACGGTTGAGAGCGCGCAGCCGTGAGTGTCGAGAAGTCCGAGCTGATTATCCCCGAATCCCGCGTCGAGCGAGCGCGACCTTATTCGCCGCCTGCGGTGCAGACCACGGTGGTACTGTCCCCACTCGATGCAATCCGCATCAAGATCACCGAATGCGCTGACCTCGCGCTACTCAAGGAGTTGATGGATTTAGAAAGGCGCTGGCGGGAAGAACAGGCCGAGCGTGCCTACGTCGCGGCCTTTGCTCAGTTCAAAAAGAACATGCCAGATGTCGTCAAGGACATGCTCAATAAGCAGTACGGATCAGACTATTCGTCTCTCGCCAACCTGGTCAATACGACCAATAAGGTGCTCGGCGAGTACGGGCTAAATGCTCGTTGGGACATTGACCAAACGAGCGCCATCAAAGTCACGTGCATTTTAAAGCACGTCGACGGCTATAGCGAGCGCGTTGAAATCACTGGCCCGCTGGATAATTCCGGCCAGAAGAATGCGTGGCAGCAAATCAAGTCGGCCCTCACGTATGCGGAAGGTGCGACATTCCAAGCCATCACCGGCGTGGTAGCGCGTTCCGCGTGTGTGGACGATGACGGTAACGATACCGGTCCTTTGCCTGCCGCGGTCGAGCGGCCGAAGGATGTTGATGATTGGATGGCCGACGCGAAGGCGCTGGCGGATGAGGGTTCCGAGCGACTTCAAGACCTATGGAAGAAAACGCCCGCCGATATTCGGCGCTTCATCGTCACCCATGAGGAACTGTGGTGGAAGGAAACGAAGCGGAAGGCGGAAAAGGCCAGCAATATCGGAGGGACGACTCCATGAAATTCACGATTATCGAAGCCGAGCAGCGATCGGTCGATTGGTTCCTTGCGCGCGCCGGTCGGCTGACTGGCTCCAAAGCGGACGCGATTCTCGCTAAAGGGAGAGGTGGTGCCGAGTCTACCCAGCGGCGAGATTACCGTATTCAACTAGCATGTGAGCGCCTGACCGGCAAGCCTCAGGAGGCCGGTTACATCAATGCCGAAATGCAGCGCGGGATCGACATGGAGCCCGCCCACCTTGCGCAGTATGAAGCCTTGACCGGCGACATCGTGCGGCGCACTGGATTCTTGCGCTGCGATGATCTTCCCGTTGGCTGTTCGCTGGACGGGGATATTGATGACTTTGCTGGTCTCTGGGAAGGCAAGGCACCAAAAACTTCCACCCATATCGGCTACCTGCGTGACCCAGCTACGTTGCTGGCCGATTACCGGGCTCAGATCACGCACAATCTTTGGACGGTGCCGCAAGCGCAATGGCTGGACCTGAGCAGCTTCGATGACCGACTGCCGCAGCCATTGCAGATGGTGGTCGTGCGCGTGATGCGCGATCAAGTCGATATCGCCGGCTACGAAAAAGAGGCGCATCGCTTTCTGGCCGAGGTCACCGTTGAGGTGCGCGAATTGACGGATCTCATAAAATTAAGGGAGGCCGCATGAATATCGACGAGAGCCCGTTCGATTCCGGCGATACCTTCCAAGGCTTGCCAGTCCCAGCCAAGCCGATGAGCGTTACCGAAGAAGCCGCGCACGCATTGAACCGCGAAGAAGCGGAGGCGGAAATCAAGAAACTCGTCGGCGAATCGCGTGACATCGTGGCCGTTATCGATACGGCAAGCCGCGGAGTCTGCCACGATTCCATGATGGTGCTCAAGAACATGCGCATCACTGTGGAGAAGCGCGCGAAGGCTGGCCGCGACCGAGCCGTGCAATACAGCAAGGCCGTGATCCAGATTGAGAAAGAATTGATCGCGATGGTCGAGCCAGAGGAAAAGCGCCTTGCTGCATTGCGCGACGCTTTCGACACGATCAAAGAACGCGAGCGACAGGCAAAGGTTGAGGCGGAATTGAAACGGCAAGCCGACATTCAGGCTCGCATCGCCGAGTTGCGGGGTTGCCAGACGCTGAGCCCGACCAATGGATCGGTATTGATCGCGGAGCATATCGCTGACCTTGAAGCGATTCCAGTCGACGAATCGTTCGATGAATTCCGCCAAAGCGCCGACGATGCGAAAACGGCTGCACTTGCTCGACTGCGAGCGATGCACGCCGCTGCGGTTGCCCATGAAGCCGAGCAGGCCAGGATCATCGCCGAGCGTGCCGAGCTGGCCGCGTTGCGCGCCGCACAAGAGGAACGGGACCGCCACGCTCGAGCCGAGCAAGCGCGCAAGGACGCCGATGCTCAAGTTGAGCGGGACCGGCTTGCCGCGATTGCCCAGGCCGAGCGGCTGGAGAATGAGCGTATAGCGCGCGAATCCTTGAGACTTGAGCGCGAGCGCATTGCAGCAGAGGAAGTGGAGGCAATACGGCTGCGGGGTATTGAGCAGGCGAAACAGGTTGAGGCCGCACGCGCGCATGCCCAGGAGCTTCGCCAAGCAAGGGAGGCATTGGAAGCTGAGGTGGCAGCAAACCGCGCCAGAGAGTCTGAGCGGGCCGCAGCGATTGAGGCTGCCGCTGAGATCGAACGCAAGAAGAACGCCGAGGAAGCGGCTGCCCTGGTCGCTCAGCGTGCCCAATTCGAGGCCGAACAGGCTGAGATTGCGCGACAGCAGGCCGAAGCGAACAAGCCGAAGCCTAGCAAGGCTCAGTCGAAAGTTCCGTCCAAGCTATGCGCCGATCTGGAATCCCACCTATACGCCATCGATGCCTACGTATTCAGCAGTGACACCTTCGAAACCGACAAAGCGCGGGCACGGCTCCGCTATTTCATGGGTCGGTGGGAGCGGGATTTTGCGGCTAAGGAGAAGGTCGCCTAGTTATGGCCGGTCGCAAACCCAAACTAACCGCCGCCGATTTGCAGCGCATCGACCGATTGCGCAAGCGCCGCTGTGGACCGCTGCCGGTCAGCGCGCTCAAGCGACTGTTCAGGGTGTCGCACAACACGCTCTTGGATGCGATCCACCGGCGGGGCGCGTATAGGGAGTGTGCGCGTGGCTAAGTTGCTGCTGCGCAAGACTCTTACAGGCTGGGCGAATGCCGACGATGCCTCTGTGGACGCATCCAAGCGATTCACTGTGGGCGAGACGTTTCGCGCCGAAGTGGTCAAGCCGCGATCGAGAAAGACTCTTGGCCGCTACTGGGTGCTCTGCCAAATGATACTTGATAACTCCGAGTCCTTTCGCAGCAAGGAGCAGGTGAGTGATTTTTTGAAGCTGCGCACCGGGCACACGCTCTCAATTACCGCCAAGAGCACCGGCGAGGTCTTCGAGGTGCCGAGCAGCATCGATTTCGACACGTTGGATGAAACTCAATTCGCCGAATTGTGGCAGCGCGTGTGCGATGTGGTGGTCGCCGACATCATGCCAGGAATCACGCAGCACGAAATCGAATACGAGATCGGGAAGATCGTGGGGATTGCGGCGTGAGCAAAGCCAGCGATTGGTTCAAAGACGAGTACGAATTTCGCCAATTGTGCGGGGATGCGCAATCACAAGCGCGCGGCGAAAGCTCGCAGAATTTCGCGGCTGAGATGGTTATCAAGGCCAAAGAGCACGGCCTCGAAACGTATCTCAGCTACAAGCAACTTGAATGGCTTTGCAAAATCGCGGACTGGGATATCCCAAAGCCGGCACCTTGACCAGCAAGTCAGATCAACGCCGGTACGACGCACTGCACCGCTACGGCTGCGTTGCGTGCCGCATTGATGGTCGATTCTCTCAAGGCGATATCCATCACCTCGTAGACAAAGGTACGCGCAAACTGAGCGGCGGCAACAAAAGCACAATTTTATTGTGTCTCTGGCATCACCGTGGACGGCCGCCAGAGGGCTACCAGATTGAGAAGGCGACGGAATCATTCGGGCCGTCACTCAAGCATCAATCGAAAGCGTTTCGCGAGAGATATGGCTCGCAGCGCGAATTGCTCGACAAAGTTAATTCAGAGCTGGGATTGCTGGCGATCAAGGAGCGTAATTGACATGCTCCCCGCCCTAAAGGACGGGGATTCCCTCTACAGGCGTTCGATGTCCCGAACGGAAAAGGATATTTAGAGCAGCGTTAGTATCACGATCATGCGAAGTACCACACTCACTGCATATCCAGTTTCTTATTCCGAGGTCTGCGACACCTTTCGGTCCCGTCTCGCATGCGCAAGACGAACAGACTCGGGTAGAACCATATTCGCTAACCTCTGCGAACCATGCGCCGTGCTTAATAGCTTTATAGCGGAGTTGGTTGCGGAAGCTAGACCAACCTGCATCGAGAACGGATTTCGCCATGTTGGTTTTGGCGAGTCCGGCGGCATTGACGTTGCCTACCGCGATGTAATCGAACTCTCGCACGATGCGGAACGAAAGTTTGTGGTGAAAGTCAGCTCGCGCGTTGCCGATCTTGGCGTGAATGTTGCGCGCGCGGCCCTTCTTGCCCGCACGCTGCGCTACGGCAAGATCGCCCGCAAGTTTTCTCAAATGGCGCGGATTACCGATAGTTTCGCCAGTGGAAAGAGCGGCGAAGTCTTTCAATCCCAAATCAATACCAATAGCGGTAGCAACTTGGCGAGGCGTCGCATCGGCCACTTCAATCACAATGTTCAAGAACCAGCGACCGCGCGCATCGCACGAAAAGCTACTGCCATCCTTGATCTTGCCGTCCGGCAATGGACGCGAATAGAACACACGAAATGTATTGCCCGCGAAGCGGAACGCATCGCCTTCTCGCCTCAAATCTCGACCCTTGAGCGGCACCCAGCCCAAGGACTTTTTGCCGCGCCAGCGAAGAAAGGGCCTCTTTTTCTGACTGCGCGACTTGGCATATTGCTCGCACACCGAGTTGATCGTGCCCGCGTGCAAGCGCAGTTCCTTGCTAGTGCCTGCCGTGAGTTTGTTCAAGTCAAAACCGGACGGCCAGCGCTTGTTCCACTTCAACGCCGACTTTTGGGTTTCGTTGCAGTAATTCCAGACGAAGTTCACCGCTCGCGATTGAGCCTTAAGCAACCCTTCGAGGGACTTGACACGGTAGCGATACACTAGGAGCATGCAGTGCATCATAAGTTGGTCTGTAGTCAATATGCAAGAGTTTCGCAAGGAACGGCACAGTGTGTCACGGATTATTGCTCACTTGGTCTGCGTGACGAAGTATCGGCGCGCGGTGTTCGACGATGCGGCAATCCTTTGGTTACAGGGACACTGCAAGAAAGTCTGCAAGGCGATGGGTGCGCAACTGCTGGCTCTGGACGGCGAAATCGATCACATCCATCTATTGATCGAATATCCGCCGAAGCTTTCGGTATCCGTGCTGGTGAACGCGCTCAAGGGCACGTCGAGTCGCTTACTCCGAGCGTCACGCCCAGATATCGCCGGGAAATACTGGCGCGGCGTGCTGTGGTCACCGTCCTATTTTGCAGTGAGCGCGGGCGGAGCGCCGCTGGCGACCATCAAGCAGTACGTCGAGGCTCAGCGCACAGCCAAAACGCCGTAGTCGCCGGACCCCTCTACCTCCCCGCCATGAATGGCGGGGTTTCACGGGGCTTCTGATGAACCACGACTTCCATCCCTACCCCGAGACCCCGCGCCAGTTCGTGCAGTGGGCCGTGCTCGACTGGTGCATCGTCGCGATGATCGACGGGACGCTGACGGTGTGGGATGTGGGTGTGGGATGTGGTGGCGTTGATAATCGCTTTACTTTAACTTTCTTCTGTGAGACTATATCGCTATGAAGAAGAACCGATCCGCCCTAGGCTCCAGGTTGCGCCAAGTTCGTCGAGGTTTAGACCTGACGTTGCGAGACGTGTCAGCTAAGACCGGCCTATCTCAAGGTTACTTGAGCAACATAGAAGCAGGGAGTCCGAATGGCTGTAATCCGAGTCTCGAAACCATTCGCAAATTAACGACCATCTACAAACTAGATCCGTCCGTGTGGTTCTCGCTGTGACCAGTAAGACCGTTATGCCGATTGGGGAACCGCCATGAAAACACTGATCCTGTCTCTGCTACTCGCATCCGTCGCGCATGCGCAACAAATCGTGAGTTGTACGACGCTCGTCTATCAAGGGGCTCCAATGACGGTAACGAGCGCTCCCGCAGGTGCTCCTATTCAAACGCCCGCACCCCCGCTGACAGGAATCATGATGCAAGGGACGGACACGCCATTAGCCTTCGATTTCTCCTACACCAATCAATACTTAATCTACGCCAACGGCATGGGTCAGCCGGGTAACTGGCCGTACAATTTCGCTGCGGAACCGGTTAATTTCACGTTTACGACGAATGCGGCGGATACGCTCGTCACCGATTGGAACGTGAGTTACGAATGGACCAACGAGAGCCCTAACACTGTCAGCGTCGTGAGTACGCAGGCGGGGGATACCGTAACGGTGAATGATGAATCACTGGCGCAGCAGTACGGCAGCGGCACGGTAGTCAGCTCCAATATCACGCCCGGTACGTGGGAGTGCTTGTCGGATTTCATTACCCAGTACGCGACGCTGACGGCGCAATTGGCAGCGGCCAATGCGGAGATCACTACTCTAAAGGCACAACTTGCGCAAGCACCCGCAGTAGCAACCCCAGCCGCAGCCCCGGTAGTAGCGCAAGTGGCAGAGGCAACGCCCGCGGCTGTGGTCAGCACAAAAAGCGGAGGCGGCTCGCTATCCTGGGCAGTGCTCGTGGGGCTCGCGTTGATCATTAGACGTGCGAGTGTGGCCGCTTCGATAAAAGAAGGAAATCCAGCATGAGTATCAAACTGACTGGCAAATGCATCGCGTGTGGGAAGCGGTTTGATATCACGCCCCGACTCATGCGAGAGGCAACCGATGTTGGCTGCGCGATCAGCCCTTGCTGCGGATTTCCGTCCACGGTCGTGAAAGCTAAAGTTGCAAGATCAAAACGTGCAAAGGGAGCAGAACATGGAATTTAAAGAGTTTCCGAAAATCTATCGTCTCAATCGTGAGGTCATTGTCTCCGAGAAAATCGATGGCACGAATGGCTGTGTTGCAATCTCTGAGATGGGTGAAGTGAGCGCGCAGAGCCGATCGCAGGCCATCACGATCGCCAACGATAATTTCGGGTTCGCCAAATGGGTACAAGAGAACGCTAAGGAACTGGTGAGGCTTGGCCCAGGTTATCACTATGGCGAATGGTGGGGCGCTGGCATCCAGCGGCGATACGGTCAGGACCGCAAGCGGTTCAGTCTGTTCAATGTTCACCGTTGGGGCGCCAGCCGCCCGGCCTGCTGCGACGTGGTTCCGGTCATTCTGCGCGGGATGGGTTGGCAGACCGCCTATGCGGCTTTGGAATTGCTGCGGGCTAACGGCAGCTTTGCTGCACCTGGATTTAGTCAGCCCGAGGGTGTCATCGCATTCCATACACAGGGAAACCTGATGATGAAAATGACGCTGCTTAAGGATGAGGAATACAAAGGCAAAGCGTCACAATCGCAAAGACAAGATGAACATGGTAACTAAACTGTGTATCGAAGGTTACGACGTGTACTTGGCGCGGGACTACGACGCCCTCGACACCGAACTGCGGCTAGCTATCAGTGCGCGGGACTACGCCAACGATATGCTTGATAAGGAACGCGCCCGCATCGCTACGCTCGAAAAAGCGCTGACGATGCTGTATGACAAATGGGAGAATGGCGACGGCTGCTACGAAGATCCTGAAACCTACGGCGGGTTCCTTGGCAACGCATTCACGCAGCAAGCGCACTTTCAGCTTCTGCGAGACAAGTGTTTGTATGGCGTTCTTCCCGGCTTCAAGCTGAGCCAGGAAGAGGAAAACCAAGTGCTGGCGCTTATCTGCTCAGGACTGGAAAGCCTGACTAAGGATAGATGCCCCAATTGGCCATGTGCGCTGCCAGCCGAGCATCATGGTCCATGCTCCACATCGAAAACCGGAGCGAAGTCCGATGATGCATAAAATCGAGCCGATTGAGGTTGAGGGCACCGTGCGAGGCGGTTTTACAAAGCGCCCTTATATCGTCTTGGTCGACGGCGAGCGGCTGCTAAATAGCCAAGGTACGCCAGTTCGATTCAAAGATTCAATTACCGCCGCACTCGGTGGCGCGCGGGAGGTGGACCGGCGTCGGCGACTTGCCGTCACGCTGGCATCGCGCTTGCCTGCGGCATCTGATGACCGGCAAGCGAAAATCAAAGGTGTCGAATGATCTGTACCAAAGAAAATCCGTGGAAGCCTGAGATGGGATTCCCGGTCCAGCACGACGCGGCACACGAAGTCGGCGAACAAGAGGATGGGTATCCGGGCGGCGATATCGTCACCATGAAGTGCGACAACTGCGGCGTTCAATGGCGCCAGGAACTACCACAATGAAAACGGTGAAATGCAGCTTTTGCGGCGCCGAGCATACACGGGTCAAATGGGCCTATGCGCCGTTCTCCTGCGGCAAACCCGAATGCGAAGGCGAGCTGATGGAAAGGGAGCGCGAGCAGGAGGCTAACGCCGAGGAAGCCGCTCGGGCGGATAACTATGCGCGCTACTTCTGACCGGGCAGGAAAGTGACCAAAGAGGAAATCACCATCGGTCGGCTGCGCAAACGTATCGCGACGCTTACGAAGCAGCGCGACCACTGGCATGCGGAATACGACAGCCTGTCCTCGTTCTTCAAGATCTATCCGTACATTGACCGGCATATGGAAGATCACCGCAAGAGGCAATCCGACCGCAACAGGCTGCGTGAGTTAGAGGCGACTCAGGCGATATTGGTTCGAGAATTGGAACGCTATAAAGCGAGTGACGAAGTAGAGCATATCAGTGACAAAAAGGCGTAAAATGCAGCTTCCCACACATTGGAGGTTGCCATGCTGATGAACGAACTTTTCGACAAGTACGAAGCCGAATATGTGCCCGAATTGGAGCCGCGCACCCAGCGCGATTACCGCGGCATTCTGGTGAAGCTGCGCGAGCAGGAGGCTAACGCCGAGGAAGCCGCTCGGGCGGATAACTATGCGCGCTACTTCTGACCGG